GTGCTGGATTGCCCTGAAGAGATACTTTATAATCCCCGCTCCGCTGGCCCCTTAGCTCAGTGGTTAGAGCAGGCGACTCATAATCGCTTGGTCGCTGGTTCAAGCCCAGCAGGGGCCACCAAATTTTATCCTTAAAATCATTGATTTAATGTATTTTTCGTCTCTAGACGATGTTCAATGCTATGCAAAGTGTCTCAAAAGTGTCGCACGGCATAATTAGGAATAGTATCAAAGCTTAAAATTTGGCTTTCCAAACTTCCCGCCATTCAATTGCAAGCCATTACGTAGTTATGATTTTTGGCTTTTATATGTCAATATATCTTCAATCTATCTTGTTTGAAGAATGCTGGCAGTAGTTGGCATACAGTTGGGTCGTAGCAGCCGTTCAACTGAAATTGAAGAAAGTGCTACGGATTTGAGTGCCCCATTAAGGCAACCTCTAGGAGTTTCGATGAACACTTTCGAAAAGGGCTCAGATCTGCTGTCAAAGCGTATTTGTGCTATGAGCGGCCTGATCATGGCATTAGCGAACATCGGGTTACATCCATTGCTCGTTATTCCAATTAGCGTCGTATTAGTAGCACTTCTGCGGAAATGATAGCGTAAAAAATCCGGCCTAACGAAAGTTAGGCCACCCTCCCCTTTTCTATAAGCTTTGAACTTCTTATTTATAAAAGGATATTGCATGGCTACGCAATTCGAAAAATTAGAAAAAGAGTTAGTTGAATTGGATAAAATGGGGCACGTTCTTTATTTTTCTATGCTTAAAGAGTGCAAACAAATTGATTCAAAATATGTATCAATACTAAAAGAAAAAGGCTTTGAACTAGTTGACTTCAGATCTGAATATCAAAGCTGGTACACTAAGTCTTATAGAGTAGTATCTCAGCTAATTAAAGAAAGACTTTCTGAGTTTGAATATTTGTATAAGGGTGACCCTAAGAGAAAAAGTATAAATTACGTTAACTATTCAATTACAGATTATCTTCTCAAACTGCAAACTAAGAATGGATTAGGTGAAGTAATCTGTAGCACTTCCGATGCAATAAGTAAAATGGAAATGCAATATAAAATATTATCTTCAGCCAGAGAGAGATTTACTAGCGTTCTCTTTGATATTAAAGATATTGTTCAAGCTGATATTTTTGATTCAGAACTTGATACCTCGCGAGAACTGAATAAGAAAGGCTTCATACGGGCAGCTGGTGCTGTAACTGGCGTCATTATTGAGAAACACTTGTCCCACATTTGCTCGTTACATGATATTAAATTACGTAAAGCTAACCCGGGGATTTCTGACTATAATCAGGCACTGAAAGATTCAGAGATAATTGACACACCAACTTGGCGATTTATACAGCATTTAGGTGATATACGTAATCTTTGTGACCATAAAAAAGATCGCGAACCAACAAAAGTCGAAGTTGATGATTTTATTACCGGTGTTGAGAAAATTACTAAAACCGTATTCTAATATAAATAATGAAGGCTTTCTTGCCTTCATTATTTTATTTTCTCCCAATGCGCATAAGCGGCCGTCAACGCCTCATCCGCATTCGCAAATGGTTTGTCTGCTACAGGAAGCCATTCAAGTTTATTGTTCTTAACCTGCTTAAATCGAACATCCCAATACTTACCGCGCGGCCATAGCACGTATCTGTTATCCGGCCCCAGTCGGTCATTCCAGATCGCATCGTGAGTTAGCTTTTCTCCACGTTCCATAAACATCAATAGCGTGCCATTGAGTGAAAAACTTCGCATTTCGCCGCCCTCTTGCCTATACCAATGCTGTATATAATAACAGTATTTTCTTGCTGTGTTTTTCAGTTCTACAAAAAGTCCTGAAACCTCTGCAGCACTTGGCCTGTATGGAATTGCTGGCTGGTCACTGACATCCAACAGAGATCCGACTGAGATCCACAAGGCGACCAAAAAAAATAATATCCTTTAATTTCAATAATTTGATTTTAATTTGAGATCTATTCCCGATCCCAAAAACTGAAAAGTACTGAAATTACTTTCACTCTTTTCAGTTTGCGAACGCTGGCAGAAAGCCAGCGGTGACGCGCTCAGGTGAGGTGATTTGTAGAAAAATTAAACTGAAAAATTTTTATAATCCAAAACCTGCAGGCGGGTGCGGTGTAGCGCCGATTTTGTCTGCCGGACGATTATTTTGCCGTGCTGACGCGCAGCCAGTGCCTCGCTGTGCGGATGATCTGTTTATAGTTGTCGTGCTGATGGGCGCGCCTTTGCGTGGCGCATTGTGCGTCTGAGGCGTTCTGGTGACGGGCAATAAAAAACCCGCTGCGATAGCGGGTTAGTGTGCTGGCTTACTTGCCGATGACGGGTGAATATTTCGTACTGAGCGCGGCGGCCTGCTGGCCACTCTGTGCGATGGCACTGCTGTTCGTAGGCTGGCCGGTTGAAGGGTGCATATGGCTGGCCAGCTGGTCAGCCAGCTGCTGCACAAGCGCCACAGTATCGAGCATCAGCTGGGCCACGTTAATCTTCTCTGAACCAATCCACACAACCGGCGCGATAATTTCCTGACGCGTCCCGGCAATGCTCTGGCGCAGTTGGCCGATTTTTTCCGTCAGCGCCTGCCCGACTTCTATTGCCGCGCTGCCGGTGATATCCGTTTCCGCATTGCCGCCCACTGTAATCAGCTGGCTCTGCTGCGTGGCCATGCTGTAATTACCTGTCGTCACGTGCTGAATTGCTCCGGCCATCAGTGACGCCGTTCCGATCACAGTGGTCCTGTCCGTGGCTTTGACTGTCGTTTCCCTGCCGACCAGATCACGCTTTTCCGTATCGGCTTTAACTTCCCTGCTCATGGACATTTCACGGATAGCCTGATCGGTCTGGAGCTCCCTGTATCCGCCCCTGCCGCTGAAGGTGAGTATGTCGGTTAACAGTACTGGGCGATTTAGCGGAAAGGTGGCCGCGTCGTCGCCGTCGCCGCCGGTACAGATCAGCCCGACAATCGCGGTGCTAACGGTGGTGATGGTTCGCGTGCCTTCGTTGATTTCCTCAACGCGCATGCCGTGGTGATAATCCTGTGACATGTGGCGGTTCTCCTGTGAAGGGGTTCCGCGATGGTCAGATTTTAGGGAAGGGAAATCATGCTGTTGTCACTGTGTGGCAGCTGACACAACGGACAAACCTGCTGCCCGCAGACAGTGACTAAAAGAGCCAGCGACCGGCAACAGCTGACTCAATAAACATGCGTATAGTCAGGGGGGCTTTACCCTGCTTTACTGGCGCGCGCGTGAAAAAAGAACGGGTTTTCCAGGGGAAATAAGTGGCGAGCGTAAAACCTGCTGGCTGTACGTTAAAATCACGAAAAAATTTCTCCGATACCTCTGCAATATCTTCTGCTTCAAAAAGTTCCTGCAAAACATCATCGTCACCGATTTCAATCTTTTTTAAAAGAAGCGTGGTTACCAGCGGCAGTTCGCGCAGGATATATTTGCGCACCAGGTCAGGATTAGTCGTCATATCATTCACCAGATTTTATCCTCCGGCCTCACAATCATGTTATAGCGATGTACGGTACGAAAACTGATTTGCGCAACATCATTTGCCAAAATAACCCACCCTACAACCGGCACGGCCCTGCCCACAAAGGCTCCCAGATTATTCACCCAGAAAATTTTCAGCCCGCGCTGACTGAAGGATTTTAAGGTCAGAGTCGGAAGAATGCGCCGCCGGAATTTATAGGACATATGCCTGCGGAAAAAGAGTGACACAACCGACGTGCCTGGCGTTGACGTGAGCGGTTTCCCCGGCACGTCAATATTATTGTTACCGAGAATGATGTTTGCAACGGCTACAATATCCTGCACGCCCAACTGTTTCTGGGTTTCATCAAGCAGCACCCAGAATAATAATTCCTGCGGTGTCAGGTTCGGCACGCCGTGGTAAAAATAGGTTCCGTTCAGTTGCTCAGTCGTATCCATCGCCTCAGATCCCTCTCATTGGATGGTCAACAAATTTTAACTCTAACATCTGCGCGACAGCTTGTTAATCCGTTACCGCTTTGCCCGTCAGACGGGCTTTACCGGCCAACTGATATCCGGCGCGCCCGACACGTCGATGGCCTGTACCACCTTCCTGCACTTCATCCAGACACTGTGCCGCCATTTGAACGTGTTTCAAAGCACTATGGCTAACCGCATAATGCGTGAGAACTTTCCTGCTGATTGGATTTTGATTTGCTCTATGGAAATCGGTACTTCGCTGGAGTGGCTGACATATGGCCGCGGTGATTCAAACATCACAAACGAAGACGTACCATTAACCAAAATCGAACTCAGAAAAATCACAGATGGGAACTTTTCATCATCTGATTGGGTTGAATATAATGCGCAATTCTACCCAGTGATGTTAAACCTCCTCTGTTATTACATTTTGAGAAGCAGAACTACCTGGTTGATATGACCGCCGCAGAGATCACCGATGGGGTGTGGCTAATCGAGATCGATAAGCTCATCAGCGTTAAGGAGCTATATCGTTTTCTTGGAGGACGTATTCGTGTTGAGAACGGAAAAACCTCATTCGAATGCAAAGCAGACGACATAAAGGTATTGGGCAAAGTCGTTGCCCGCACTGAGTATCTATAAAGGCACAGCATGGCGATCAGTAAATTACCCAACGGGAAATGGCAGGCACAAGTTTTCCCAAACGGCCGTGACGGCAAAAGGATTCGCCGCCAGTTTGCGACGAAGGACGAAGCACAATCCTATGAGAAGTTCGTAAAAGAGCAGGCTCAAGATAAGCCCTGGCTGGGAGAGAAAGCAGATAAGCGGCGGGTAATTGAGCTGGTTGAATTGTGGTTCAACACGCATGGCATTACGTTGGCGGATGGTGAGAAGCGCCGAACCACAATGGCGTTCGCCTGCGAGGCGATGGGAAACACACTCGCAACCGAGTTCAACGCGAAAATTTTTGCGTCTTATCGTGAGCAGCGGTTTAGCGGGAAGATCACCCGCTCCAGCCGAATGAAGACGGTTACGCCGCGCACTGTTAATTTAGAGCTGGCATATTTTAGGGCGATGTTTAACGAGCTACGCCGGTTAGATGAATGGACCGCACCCAACCCGTTAGAGAACGTGCGGGAGTTTAAAATCAGTGAATCGGAGATGGCGTATCTCACCATTGAGGAAATTAGAACCCTCCTCGCCGAATGTGAGAACAGCCGAGCTAAAGATCTGACTACCATTGTGAAAATCTGCCTGGCAACAGGTGCACGATGGAGTGAAGCCGTAGGCTTGAAGGGCAACCAAATCCGCGCCGATCAGCTCATTTATGTGAAAACTAAAGGCAAGAAAAACCGCGCGGTGCCGATAACTGAAAAATTACAGGCTGAACTGCCAACCAGTAGGAAAGCACAAGTGCTCTTTAAACCTTGCTATTCAGCCTTTAGAAAGGCCATGCAACGCGCTCGCATTGAGACACCTGCTGGGCAGCTTACGCATGTTTTGCGTCACACTTTTGCATCACACTTTATGATGAATGGTGGCAATATTCTTGTACTTCAGCGGATACTGGGGCACACGGATATTAAGGTAACGATGCGTTATGCACACTTTGCACCGGACCATCTTACTGAAGCAAAATCGTTAAATCCTCTAACTAGAATGGTATAAGACCTCTTAAAAGATGTAATTAAATGAGTACATTTGAAAAAAGGAAATCTCATGGGTGACGTGATAAGTTTATTTATGGAAAGATATAATAAAGAATTCGATTTTTATTCAAATTTATCAAAAAAGGTTGAAGATGATTTAAGAGTAAAACTTCATTCGCTTGGAGTTCGAGCCATAGTTTCTTCGCGAGCTAAGTCACTAAAAAGGCTACGTGATAAAATCATTGACCGGAATGTTGCACATTCTTATTCATCTGTAGAAAGCATATATAGCGACATAGTGGATCTTGCAGGCGTGAGAGTAGCCCTCTACTTCCCTGGGGACATGACAAAGGTTGAAGAAATAATACTTAAAGAGTTTGACATTGAAGGAGTTCCAAAGGAATTTCCTGAAAAGAAAAGGAGAGTCAAAAAAAACACTAGTTACGAAAAAGTTTTTTCAGGATATGCAGCCAAACATTTTCGAGTAAAAATAAAGGGAGTTGGCCGTTACTCCAATAATTATCCTGTAGAAATACAAGTCGCATCTGTACTCATGCATGCGTGGTCGGAAGTCGAGCATGATTTAGTTTATAAACCTTTACAAGGTAATCTATCCGAAGAGGAGTTAATGATCCTCGATGAAATAAATGGCCTAGTTCTTAGCGGTAACTTAGCCTTGCAAAGGCTCCAACTTGCTGGTTTAAAGAGGACAGAGTCCGATAACTACGAGTTCAAAAACCACTATGATTTAGCATTGTTTTTTATATCCTGCTTACACGAAGACAATATCGACAGCGTTAACTTCAACGATATATTCAAGCTATTAAAACTTATGGATAAAACTAAGAGGAATGAATTGTCCAATGTAGTTCATTGGATTAAAAACAACCCTCTTAATAAAGATAATACAGCATCAACAAATGGGGTAAGAAGAAGGCGGCGTGATCCTGCCACTCAATTGTATGACTATATTATAAAAGCTATTGTAAACGTGTTTCCTGATGACGCCGTTGGGATATTGCAAAAATGCTCCGAAGATATTTTCGGAGAGTTTGAAATAGCTGAAAAGGCAAAGGAATCATTATTTAAAATAATAAAATTAATATATTTCAACTCAGAGAACATTAGTTTAGTTAATTCAATTACTGATGATTATGAGAGTAATAACATTTTTATTTATGCGACAAAAGAGGAATCTCTACAGGATACAAAAGAAACAAAAAATGTTTCCTTCTCCAAAAGCGATGAGGAAGTCATTATTATTTTCGATGATTATTTAGAGCAGAGAAACCTATTTAGCCCAGATAACTTTAGCAAAGAATTGCTGGAAGATTTAATCGAAAAAAATGAACTTATTTTTAGTTTAATTTCAAAAAGAATAGAATAATTAAATTAAAGTTAATGCTTCAATTTCCACTATTTTATGCCATTCCAGTTGTAAGCAGAAAGTATGAGCTTACAACTGGTAGTATCACCATACTTGAATAGCTTATTAGTTTTCAAAAATTGATTGCCTAAGGCACAGCTAAGATTGGCAGCAAAGTGGCAGCAGAGCGCAACGCTATATGCCACTTTTCATCACTATTCGGCCTAAAGAAAACATCAAAATCAGTAAGTTACTGATTTAACTCGATTCAAATTGGGACTCATAATCGCTTGGTCGCTGGTTCAAGCCCAGCAGGGGCCACCAAATTTTACCTGTTAAATCAGTATATTGAAGCCAACTTTCAGGGTGGCTTTTTTGTTTATCCTTCAAATCCCCCTTCCTTGTTTCTCTCTTCCTATAAAAATCTGAAATTTTTCTGTTAAGCCACCGCCAGCTAACCCGGCAGGCCGGAAATCTGCTGATTG